CTGAACGCCTTGAGACGCAACGTCTTTGGCGGCATCCATACGCAGTTGCTGCAACTGAGGAGCGTTAACTCGTTCGGCTGCTACGCGTTCGGCTTGTAGTGCGGCAGGGCCTTGAAACTGCGCAGCATTAACTGTAGGTGCGGCACTTAGTTGTGCGGCAGTAGCTTGCTGACCCTGTACATCCTTGGGGCCTTGCATTTGGTAGTTTTGCAAACTAGGTGCATTTACCTGCTGGGCGCTAAACTTTGATGGGTTGTACGCGGCTTGGTTTGTGTACGCATTCCCAAACTGCTGTGGGTTGTAGCTATAGTTACCTGCGCGTTGAGCTAACGCCTGCAACCCTGTTGCTGCTGCCTGAGAGTACGGGTCATAGCCAAGATTGCCTGCACCGGCAAACGCTTGCTTTTGGAGATCAGTAAACTGCGCAACGCGCTCTGGGTTGGCATAACCTTGCTGTCGTGCATATTGCGCATACGTAGGCTGTTGCTGAAAACCGCTGACAATTGGCATGCCTTTTGGGTCTAACTTAACAGTCCCGTCAGGATTTCTTTCATATGTAAACGCAGTTCCCTGCGCCATGCCCAAAAGGTTTTGCGCAAACGGCGCAATCTCAGGGGCAAAGCCTATCTGATTCTGCGTGGTTTGATATATATTTTGATCTGCCATTTTCTATCCTTATGCGGGTAAGTGCTTATCAGCGCGGGAGTTTTTGGCCACTCGTCCTTTGCCCACGGTTTTACCTCTTGCTGCTTGAATTCTGTCCATCATTTGATACAGTTTACGAGCGCCTGCTTCTGTGGATCCGTTGCCCAATTCTGACACGATACGTGCTGGTACTACAAATTCACCATCGGCAAGGCGGGCGGGTTGCTTGTTACCGATTGTGGCGGGGATGCTATCTGACACACCGTCACCGGGGCCACGAAGCAAACGACCGCCATCAGAGTAACCACCCAAAGAACCAAGACCGCCACTAGCGTACATCTGTGGTGAATGATAATTAAATTTACCGGTTTGCTGTGAGAAGAACGGACGTGCAGATCCGCCCCGCGCATATCCCATCATGCCGCCTTGAGCAAACGCTTGGTCGTCAAACATGTTTACGTAGTCATTTCCTCCAGCACCGATACTAGAGCCGCCACGGCCTCCACCACCAAAGTCACCGCTAGATCCGTAATCGCCGCCAGCATCGCCAACGTCAACGTAGGTACCTGTATCTTGATTAAATGTGTCTTGTGCAGTGTTATCTTGACTATTGATGTTGTCCGCAGGGAGTGTGACCGTTGCGCTGCCATCTGGTTGATTTTGTACGGGTGATTCTTGTTGCTGAATCACAGTATCGTCAGGCGCAATATAGTCTGGCATGGTAACTGTGGCACCGCCATCAGTGGTTTCTTGTACTGGGGATTCTTTCGTAGTTATAACAGCGCCGCCATCAGTAGTTTCCTGTACTGCGGGCTGGTTATCCACGGCTATTGTGGCGTTATCAATGTCTGTGGCGTTAGCGCTTTCTGCAAGTGCAGCATCGGCTTGTTGGCTTTCTGTGCCGATTGTGGCGTTATCAATGTCTGTAGCGGCAGCGCTTTCTGCAAGGGCATCGTCTGCTACGGCCTGTTCAACTGCGTCAATTGCGTCTTGGTCGCGTGTGTCTTCACCGCCACTTGTATCATCTTCTGTAAGGTTGTCTGTACCTGTAGTATCAGTAGTGCCTACGTTGTATGTTGCGTCTACGGGGTTTACAGAAGTTGTGGTATTTGTAACCGTATCAAGTGGTGACGTGTTCAGGTCTGTGATACCGCCGCTTGTTGTAGTTTGTGCACTTGCCAAATTTGGCATGTAAATCTTCTGGGGCGTATATGCGTTGATAGGTGCGTTGGGTGTTGTGGTGTTTGTGCGCCCCATCAAGTAGTCGTACGCAGCTTGAGAACTTCCGTCACGAAGATCGCCGCCATCAGCATAACGCTTTAAATTTGTAAGCCCGCCGTCAGCATATCCAAGATCAGCAACTCTGACAGGGTTAAGCGCCTTGGCGCGTTGAGTCATGGGGTCATAATCAAAATTACGAATCAAACCATTATTGGGTATCTTTGTGACTGTGCTCACGCCTTGATCGGCCAACGTTGGCGCCATGGCGGCTAGGCCATATTTAAAGTTGTTTGCCGCAAAGTTGCCAAGAGTAGATGGGTCTTTTGTGATGGCGTTAAACCCCGCGGAAGCCTTATCCATAAAAGGCACAGTTTCTTTAACACCAGTTAAAGCCTCATTACGAAGTGCATTAACTTCATTTGCATAGGCTGTAGGATCCCCTGTGTATGCAGGCATGTTACTAGTAATAGTTGGCTGCGCCAATTCTGCAGCGCCCGCACCCATAAACGAATCCATCAAACCTGCGCCACCATAAGCGCCCAAGCCAGCCGTCAATCCTTTGGACAAATCTCCAGTAGCGAGACCTGTAACAGCGCCGACAGTCACGCCAGTACCTGCAGCTGCGCCAATACCGCCCAAAGCTTCGCCAACAGCCATACCAACACCGGGAAGGAAATAATTAAGCGCAGCGCCTGCCAACATAGGCAACAACTTCTTAAGGAAGCCAGCTTCTGGCAGACCAGTCTCAGGGTTAATTGTCAGGGAGCCACCATGCGCCAATGCCAAAGCTTGCAAGCCCGCAACTTCTTGGGGAGCCATGTGCACCAGCATCGTGTCTGGGCCTCGGCCTCTGGTGGCCATGTGATTTGCTAGGGCGTGTAGGCTCATGTTAAACCTTTACTTTCAGTACATTTCCGGCAGTAGTGTCATAGTAAACATCCCCTGCTCGAAGGTTAGCGTAGTCAGCTTGCGTTGGCAAACTTATAACAAACAGGCCGGGCGTGGTTGGGCTTGGCTGAGAAAAACTCAGACCTGCCGATATTTTAGTGCCATTACGCTGTGTTGCGGCAGAAATTGGGCCCGGATTATCTAATTGATTGAAGTACAAACGCAGCACCCGCAGGAGCTGCTCCATATAGGCTTGTGTGTATTCGTGTTGCGGGTTGGGTAGGCGCGGTGCTGTAACGTTTGCTTGTGCCATTAACCACCCCTTCGGCCATCAGGCCGGATATCCATACGAGGAGCGCCCAACTGCCACGTCACGCCAAGCGCATCGGAGTCAATCTTAAACGCCATCTGACGGCCACGAACACGGGTATTGATCTGCCCTGTAAACTGCTCAACAGGAATTACAGCGGTACGCGTCACAACACCGTTGTCACTGCCACCAACAGAGGCGGGGTCATTATATCCAGAACCTGAGTTTTGCAAAGGCATCAAGTACATCGTTGCCTGTGGGTTAGTTGTGGTGGAGCCCCGGAAAGTCAAGTCAGGCAGTATGCGCCACACAAAGCCAAAGTTATGGCCATCACCAATATCAAACTCAGAAGACGTAATGTACGCTTCAATTGGCAAGGTAGTACCGGTAGCGCTGTCGTCTACGCCCTGCTCGTGGTTCACAATGTTGTAGTTATACGTGGCAGCAATAGGGTAGTTACGCAGGCCAGAGTCAAGCCACGCAGTGCGTGCCATAGTGCCGTAATACCAGACATCCTCTTCGTAGTTGTACACCACGTACTTGTCAATCGCATTAGAGTTTGCTGAGCAATAAAAGAACCAGACCTCGTTAAAGCCTTCATTGGTACTGGCAAACACTTGCTCGTACTGGGCTTGGTTGATGTCACTGAAAATGTATTCCCGCAAGTCACAGCGCAGGGTTTGTGTACGGCCATCGTATTTGTAAAACTTGTCTACGCCCATCCAGTAAATTACACCAGAAGCAAGCGCCGTAGCGTTAGGGCCTACGATTGAGATATTGTCTGCAAGGAGTTGAGAGCTCCACACATACGGGGGGCCGAGGTATTGAAGTGAGTACACTGAAGCGTCTGTCCAAACAACAATCTCTTGGCGCGACTGCATAGCAGTCACAATACGTGAGCCGTGAGATAAGCGAACACTACCTGCTTGGTTGGTAATTGATGGTGTCCACTGCACAGCGTCCTCTTGGTCAGACCAGCGAATCAGCATGGGGTCAAGGATTGTGTCACCTATCTCATTGGTACCAAAAGCAAGCACAAAACGGCTAGCATCTGAGATTAACATGTAGTTCTGATAAAGCGGTACATCAGACGCACCGGGCAAAGAAGACAGCAATACGCCACGCGTAGTTAATCCTGATGCCGCATCCCAGTAGTACAGCCCCCCACCACGTGGGCCAAAGATCAAATTTTGACCAAAGTTATTTTGGTTCCAAATGCGTAAAGAGTCTACTGACGTGGAGCCAATACCCCAAGTGCCAGAGCCCCAAGCGCCTGCGCCCCAGCCAGTCAAAGGCACCGCATATGCAGGGCCGGGATTAACTTGATATGCCGCTAGGACAGAAGCGCCCCCGCCCACAGCCGTAGAAGAAGCTTGGCTAGCTGCTGTAATTGTGTACGTAGTGGCGCTGGT